CTGTGAAAAGGGTGACATCTACTGATGTAAAACAAATTGTTCCAAAATTGAACTGGAACTCTGGAACAACATATGATTACTATAGACACGATTACAGTATTTCTAATGCACCTCCAAACTCTGGTGGAACATCTTTGTATACTGCAAACTTCTTTGTTGTTAACAGTGATTTTAGAGTTTATATTTGTTTACAGAACGGAACAACACCAGAAACACCTGATGGAAAACCATCACTTGATGAACCAACCTTTACAGATTTAGAACCAAGAACACCTGGTACTTCTGGAGACGGTTATATATGGAAGTATTTGTATAGTATTAAACCTGCGGATTTAATCAAATTTGATTCTACTGACTTCATGCCAGTTCCAGCAGATTGGGGAAACGATGCTTCAGACGCTGCTGTTAAGAATAACGCTACAGATGGTGGAATAAAAATTGTTGTTGTTAAAAATAGAGGAACTGGTATAGGAACTGCTAACCAAACTTATACTAGAGTTCCAATTAAAGGTGATGGATTCAATGCAGAATGCACTGTTGTTGTTAATAATGATGCTCAAATAGAAAGTGTTACTGTATCAAACGAAGGATTTGGATACACTTATGGTAATGTTGATTTATCTGCTGGATCTGTTCCAACACCAACTTCACAACCAACTCTTGATGTAATTATTCCTCCACCTGGTGGTCATGGTTCTGATATCTATAGAGAATTGGGTGCAACTAATGCTTTATTGTATGCAAGAATTGAGAATGATGCTGAAAACCCAGATTTCATAACTGGAAACCAAGTTGCTAGAATAGGTATTTTAGAGAACCCTAAAGCATTCAATTCTAATGAAATACTTACATTAGATAAAGCTAGTGCTGCATATGCACTAAGATTGGCAGGAACTGGATACAGTTCTGTAACATTTACTGCAGATGATTATGTAAGACAAACTGTTGCCACTGGATCAACAGCTGTTGGAAGAGTTATTTCTTACGACCAGACAACTGGTGTTTTGAAATATTGGCAAGATAGAACAATCGCAGGTTTTGCTACTGCAGGATCAAGTGGTATTAGCACAGCACTAACACCATCTCACTTAGATTTAAATGTTCCAAGTTATAATACCACTAGATTTACATCTGAACCATCTTCAGGTGGAAGTGTGACTATTATTGGTGGTAGTTCTAATTTATCGATTAGCACTGTATTTTCAGGCCTTTCTACTACTCTAAATAATAGAACCTATTACCTTGGTCAATCATTTACTAAGGGAGTTTCTAATCCAGAAGTTGACAAATATTCTGGAAATATGATTTATGTTGATCACAGACCATCTATCACAAGATCTTCCAACCAAAAAGAAGACATCAAAATAATATTACAGTTCTAATTAACTATGGCTCAACAAACCAACCTTAACGTTTCACCATATTTTGATGATTTCGATGCGAATGATAATTATCAAAAGATTCTTTTCAAGCCTGGTTATCCTGTACAAGCAAGAGAATTAACAGGTCTCCAGTCTATATTACAGAATCAAATTGAAAAATTTGGCCAACACTTCTTTAAAGAAGGTGCAAAAGTAATACCAGGTAATACTGCATATTCTCCTGAGTATTTTGCTGTAGAGTTAAATAATAGTCATTTAGGAGTTCCTGTAGAATTTTATATTGATCAGTTAATTGATAGGAAGATAATTGGTGCAACAACAGGTGTAACAGCTATAATTAAACAGATTCTCAAGTCTGAGAACAGTGAGAATGGTAATTTAACACTTTATATTTCATATATGTCTTCTGGAGTCGAAGATAGTAGTATTAAAGTTTTTGCTGATGGTGAACTGTTATTGGCAGATAGTGATATTGTTTCAGGCCCTGAAAATAACGCTTTTATACCAACAGGTGAATCGTTTGCTTCATGTATTCAAAATAATGCAACATCAACTGCTGCATCTTTTTCAATATCAAATGGTGTATATTTTATAAGAGGTAACTTTGTTCAGGTTCAAGATGAAACAATTGTTTTATCACAATACACAAATACTCCTAGTGCTAGAATCGGATTAAGAATAGATGAAGATATAATAAATGCTGATGAAGATGAAACATTAGCAGACAATTCAAAAGGTTTTAATAATTACGCTGCACCTGGTGCTGATCGTTTAAGAATATCTGTAAGTTTATTTGCTAAACCATTAGATGATTTTAATGATTCTAATTTTGTCGAATTAGCAGTTATTGATAATGGTATTTTAAGATCTCAAATTAAAAATACAAATTACGGTCTTATTAGAGATGAATTAGCTCGTAGAACATATGCTGAATCTGGTGATTATATGGTTAAAAGTTTTGGTATTGCTCTGAAAGATTCCTTAAATGATAATGTAGGTAATAATGGAGTATATCAAACTGGTCAATTCACTCAAGGTGGAACATTAGCAAATGATGATCTTGCAGTATATCAAGTATCACCTGGTAAAGCGTTTATCAAGGGATATGAAGTAGAAACTATAAGTTCTACTTTTATAGATTGCCCAAAAACAAGAACTTCAAAAACATTAGAAAATCAAGGTGTTGCATATAAAACAGGAAACGCAGTAAGGCTTAATAATGTTCAAGGTGTGCCACAGATTGGAATTGGAAATACTTACGTTGTGAGTTTAAGAGATCAAAGAATAGGTAGTGCTTTAACTACTGCTGGTGGTAGTGAGATTGGTGTTGCAAGAGTTTATGATTTTGCATTAGAGTCTGGTTCATATTCAACATCCAACTCTGCATTAAATGAATGGGATGCATCACTTTACGATATTCAATTATTCTCCAAGATAACTTTATCTCAACCAGATACCTTCACAATACCAACTCAAATTAAAGGAAAGTATAGTGGTGCTTCAGGATTCTTAGTTAATGCTGTTAGTAATAGCACATCTTTAAATGTATATGATGTAACTGGTAAGTTTGTTCAAAATGAACCATTTATCGTAAATGGTATTGATAATAATCGTGTTGCTGTTGCAGTAACATCTCATGGAATGCAAGATGTAAAATCAATTTATGGCGGCCCTGATTTGGGTAATGTTGGTTTTGCAAAATCATTTAATGGAGATGTAATACAAAGACCTATTATTGATTTTGGAAATGCAGGTATATCATCAAGTCATTCAGGAATATGCACAATTACTAGTGAAAGTTCACTATTTCCTGGTGGGTTGAAAGTAAATAATATTTTATCATTTGGTGGATTAGATAATAGCGTTCCAACATTTGCAAGAATTACTGCAGTTGGAACTAATGATGTAACTATTCAAGGTGTTCAAGCAGTAACTGGTGTTGTTAGTAATGAAGTTCCAGCAACCAGAACACAGGTTTCTAGTTTAAAACTTCAGTCATCACCATTAGAAAGATCTGTTGATAATAGATTATATTCATTGTTGCCAAAAGCCTTTATATCAGATGTTGATCTCTCTAGTTCAACCATAACAATTAGAAAACAATTTACTGTTGATATTGCTCTTAATTCTAATACTGGATTGGGTCAATTCTCATCTGCTTTAGCTGCTGGTACAAATGAAACATTTTTACCCTTTGACGAAGAAAGATATGTTGTCATGAGACCTGATGGAACAACTGTGGCATTGAATGATGACATGTTTAGATTCTCTTCAGGCAATACAGTTTTACAAATAGTTGGTTTAGGAGCAGCAGTAGGTGGAGCAACATTGATTGCAACTCTTCAAAAATCAAAACCAACATCAAAACTAAAAAAATTAAATCGTGTAAACTCTATTGTAGTAGATAAATCAAAAGAGACTGGATCTGGTATTGGTGGAACAACTTTAAATAATGGTTTAACATTTGGTAATTTCCCAATAGGAACTAGAGTTGAAGATGAAAAGATAATATTAAACGAAGCAGATATTATTAGAATTCATGGTATCTATGAATCAACTGATACATCAGAAGCAACCGCACCTAAGATGACATTAACATCTTTAAATGGGCCATCTGGAAAAACAACAGATTTGATTGTTGGTGAAAAAGTAATGGGTCAAAACAGTGGTGCTGTCGCGGCTGTTTCTGAAATTGTAACTGATTCGCAGATTACATATATTGTTAAAAATGAAACTGCATTTGAAGAAGGAGAAATTGTACAATTTGAAGAATCAACAGTTCAAGGTTTAATTACAACTTTAGATAATACTAGTAAAAATATATCTGCAAATTATACATTTACTAATGGTCAGAGAAGCACTTTCTATGATTATGGTTTTATTACTAGAAAATCTAATGCAAAAGCACCTAAGAAACAACTAAAAATATATTTTACAAATGGTTATTATGATTCAACTGATGATGGAGATATAACAACTAGAAATTCATATAATAGTTGGGATTATAGTAAAGATATTCCAATGATTAATGGTGAATATGTAACTGATACTCTTGATATAAGACCAAAAGTAGATACTTATACAGTCGCAGAGGGTGTTAGATCGCCACTTGAATTTTTTGGAAGAACATTTACTAGTTCTGGAAGTTCTGCTAAAAATATATTAGCATCTGATGAATCAATTAATCTTACTTTTTCACATTTTGTTGGCAGAGTAGATAGAATTTTCTTAGATAAGACTGGAAGATTCCAAGTTAAATATGGCGATCCATCCGAAAAAATGGAGAGACCAACTGGTGTGGATGATGCAATAGAAGTTGCAAGTGTTAAATTACCACCATTCTTATTCCAACCAAGACAAGCAAGTATTGATTTCTTAAAATATAAGAGATATAGAATGAGTGATATTAAAGAACTTGAGGATAGAATTAAAAACCTTGAATATTATACATCCTTGTCTATGCTTGAGACAAAAACATCAAGTTTATTCATTCCTGATGCTGATGGATTGAACAAATTTAAATCTGGTTTCTTTGTTGATAATTTCACATCTCTTCAACCACAAGAGACTAATGGTTTAAAAGTTAAGTGTAGTTTAGATACTAAGAAGAATGAATTAAGACCACAACACTATTGCACTTCTATTGATCTTATGCCTGGCCCAGTTGAGGGTGTGGATGTTACAGCTGATCGTGCTTTTCTTGCTGCTGAAGGAACGAATATATTAAAACAGAGTGATGTTGTTACACTAAATTATACTGAGGTTGAATGGTTAAGTCAACAATTTGCTACTAGAACAGAGAGTGTGACACCATTCTTAGTCAGTTTCTGGTTATCAACTATTAAATTAAATCCGTCAACAGATACATGGACAGACACTGCTAGACTTGATGCAAAGATTATTCAACAAGAGGGTAACTTTGCTGGTGTTATGGCACAAGCTATGCAGGAGTTTGGAGTTGACATGCAGACTGGATTAGCACCAATACAGTGGAATTCTTGGGAAACTGACTGGGTTGGAACAGAGCAAGTGGATCGAAAAGACCAGTATACAGAAACAAGTACAACTACTGTAGAAGAAATCATTAAGGCAGGTTGGATTAATGGTGGTAGAAGTGTTAACCATTCAGTCTTCCATGATACAAACACAACAACCACTTTTGAAGATACAATTCGTGATACCTTCAGTGTTGATAATCAAAGTAGAAATGGAACTAGAAAGATTGTTACAGAACAATTTGATAACGAATCTCTTGGAGATAGAATTGTAAGTCGCGATGTTATTACTAACATGCGTTCTAGAAACGTAGAATTTAGAGTTACAAAATGTAAACCACTTACACAGTTATACGGATTCTTTGATAATATTGCGGTAACAAAATATTGCACTCCAAAACTAACTGAAATTACCATGACAAATGGAACTTTCCAAGTTGGGGAAACTGTTGTTGGAACAATGCCAGGATCTGGTATACCAGCAGAGGGAACAGATATTCCTGCGATTAGATTTAGAGTAGCACAAGCAAATCACAGATCAGGCCCATATAATGCTCCAACAGAAGTTTTTGCAAAAAATCCATACGTTTCTCAAGTTGGTGCAACAGGTCTTGAAACATTCTTAGGAACACCAGGCACAGTTCAACTTGCATCTACTAATGATGGTTCTACAAATATGCCAACAACATATTCTGCAACATCAACTATAATAAACCTTGATACAAAAGCATTAGCAGATCAACCTCAAGGAGATTTTTATGGATATACAACTACTGGAATGGAACTTAGAGGTGAAACTAGTGGTGCTACTGCAACTATTAGTGCAAAACGATTAATTTCTGATCTTGGTGCTAATTTAATTGGTAGTTTTTATATTCCAAATCCAAATAGTGGTAATCATCCAAAATTTGAAACAGGAACAAAAACATTTACAGTAATTGATAATGAAACTCTTGATAAAGAAAATACAGATACTTATGGTGAAGATACATATACTGCTTCTGGAACTTTAGAAACAGTTCAAGAAAATATTGTTTCCACTCGAAATGCTATTATTCAAACAAAACCAACAAAAGAAGAGAGAGCTGTTAAAACATTGACAGGATCAACTGTCATGAAAACAGAGGCAATTTCAACTGATACTTCTACAAGTAGTCAAGATGTTTGGTATGATCCATTAGCACAGTCTTTCCAAGTTACTGAAGAAGGTGGTCTATTCATTACTAGTTGTGATGTTTACTTCCAGACTAAAGATGATATGGATATTCCTGTAACAATACAGATCCGAACTATGGAAGGTGGAACTCCAACACAAAAAGTTTTACCATTCTCTGAAATAATTTTAACTCCAGATCAAATTAATACTTCTACTAATGGAACTGTCGCAACTAGATTTAATTTTGAAGCACCAGTATATCTTGAAGGTGACAACACTGAATATGCGATATGTTTAGCATCATGGTCAACAAAATATAAAGTCTTTATTTCAAGAGTTGGAGAGTCTGATTTATTAACTGATGAATTTATATCTCAACAACCATACTTGGGATCATTATTTAAATCACAGAACGCATCTACATGGGAACCAAGTCAGTGGGAAGATTTGAAATTTGTTATTAATAAAGCTGTATTTGAAACTAGTGGAACACTAGAAATATACAATCCTATTTTGTCTATAGGTAATAAGCAAATTGCAAGATTACAACCAAATTCAATTAATTTAAATTCAAAGAAAATTAGAGTTGGTATTGGAACTTCGTTAGCAGATACTGTTATAAAGTCTGGAACCACAGTCAATCAATTATCATTTAATGATGGAGACACCACTTATGCAGCTGCATCAAATGCATTTGGTGATTTTATTGGAAGTGCTGGTATAGGAACAGGTAGCATGGCTATTGTTAATGCAGGTTTAGGATTTACACCAACATCTGGATCTCAACTTTATACTGGAATTGCAATGACTAACATAACTGCTGGTGGAGATTTCTTAACTGCTGATATTTTGGTCACTGATGGTGGAATTTCATCTGCTAGAATTGTAAATTCTGGAACAGGATTCCAACGAGGTGATGTTCTTGGAATAGGAACAATAACCGCATCAAATGGAGACGTTTTACCTGGTAGAAATGCAAGAATGTCTATTGTTTCAATAGGTAATACTAATGAGTTAATTTTAGACAATGTTCAAGGAGATTTTGCTCTTAATGGAATATTGACTTATTCTAATCCACTAACTGGAGATTTCAGTGGTGTAACAACATCATTAAATACAACAGTTGGTTCCTCAAATACTAATGCTAGAATTACTAGAGCAATAAAAATTACAGAAGTAAGCGATGGAAGACACTTTACTGTAGATCATAGAAATCATGGTATGCATCATGAGACTAATAGAGTAACAATCTCTGGTGTTGAGCCTGATGTTATTCCAACTAAATTATCATTACCATATGGTGCAACTTCCACTTCAACAATATCTGTTGTTAGTACTAATGACTTTGCAACATATGAAAATGTTTCTGTTGGAGCAACTAATCCAGGCCTATTACAAATTGGCGATGAGGTAATCAAATACACTGGTGCTTCTAGTGGATCAATTACAGGTATCACTAGAGGAAATAATGCAAAAGGCTATATTAAAGGAACTCCTGTTCGTAAGTATGAATTGGGTGGTGTTTCTCTAGGAAGAATTAATAGAACACATAAATTAAATGAAATTACTGACAGAGATCCTAATCCAATTACATTTGATAGTTACACAGTTAAAATAGATACTTCTGCTTTAACTTCTGCTGAAACTGGATTAGCGTTTGGTGTTCCTGATAGAGAGAGTGCCTCAAGTGCAACAAGCAATCCTAAATTATACATCAATGATACTAAATCATCTGGTGGATATGATGCTTACGCAACACAAAATATTCCTTTCCAAATTATTTCACCTAATATTGGAAATGTAACTGTGCCTGGTACAACTTTATCTGCTACTTTGAAAACAGTATCAGCATCAAGTTTAGGTAATGGATTAGGTCAAGGTGCTGATCTACCTTTCTTAGATAAAGGAACTGAGACTATAACTTTAAATAAAACAAACTATTTGAATTCTCCTAGAATGATAGCATCTAGGATTAATGAAACTAACAATTCTGCAATTCAGGCATTAAACGGTGATAGATCATTTAACATGACACTTACATTAGAAACAAGTAATCCAAATATATCTCCTGTTGTAGACCTACAAAGGATGAGTGCGATTTTAGTTTCTAATAGAGTTGATGCTCCAATCTCAAATTACATAGAAGATTCTAGAGTTAATTCATTATTTGACGATCCAAATGCATGTCAATATGTTTCTAGAGAAAATAGTTTAGCAAACTCAGCATCATCAATTAAAATATTGCTTGATGCACATATTAATGAATTTTCAGATATAAGAGCATATTATGCAATTAGTGTTACTCCTAATTTTGATCCTATATTTGAAGCATTCCCAGGCTATACTAATTTGAATGATTTGGGCCAAGTAATTGATGCTTCTAAGAGTGATGGTAGACCTGATAGATTAATTCCTAAAACTGATGTTGGTGGATTTACTAGCAGAGATGTAACATTCAAAGAGTATGAATTTAATATGGAAGATTTACCACCATTTAAATATTATAGAATAAAGTTTGTATTGACATCAACAAATCAAACATACGTTCCTAGAGTTTCTGATCTAAGAGTTATTACTCTAGCATAATGACAAACTACATCCCAGTTGAAGGTAACTCAGATTTGGTCAGAGATCCAAACACTGATCAAATTATCAATACTAACACAACTGCTTATGAACAATATATAAATCGTCGTAAGCAACGTAAACTTGAAAAAGAAAAATCTTTAACTGTTGAAAGTGATCTTGCAAGTTTAAAAAGTGAAATGAGTGAGATCAAATCTCTATTAAAGGAGTTAGTAAATGGCAACTAAAAAAATTACTTTTGATCCAGAGGCAGGTGCTGCTTATGCAGCTAATTTTGCCATGCTTGGTGGTGCTAATTTTGAAGGTAACTTTGAGGTTGTAGGAACTTCAAATACTGCATTCAGTCTTGAAGGATATTCTGGGTC